TATAGTTATGACAAAACCTTACAGAATCAGACATAAGGCTAGTGGATTGTACTACCAGCCCGCAATCAATCATAGTAATCTTTCCAAGAAGGGAAAGGTGTACATGATATTTTAGAAAATGAAATGCCCTTAAAAGGCGTAGAATCTTTTTATGGAAAAGCAGTTTGTTATCGTGTTCCAAAGAGTGAATTTGAAAAAGAAGAATTATAGAGTATGAAACCAGAAAATATCAAGTTTAAGGCAAAACGTTTAGATGATAATTCTTGGGTGTTTGGCTACTTCTACGAGGAGAATGGTAATACATACATCATTGAGAATCGCCAGAAAGAAAGCAAGTTAAACAGAAATCTCACTTATCAGGTTGACCCTTCTACCGTCTGTCAGTTTACAGGGCTGACAGATTGTGAAGGCAATGAGGTTTGGGAAGGAGACATTATCAAAAATCATGATTTCCCATTTGAAAAGAGAACGGTAACTTGGGCCAATTGTCTAACATGTTTTATCCCAACCGACGAAGATGGAGGACAAGATAGACATCTTTCTTTCTTGGTCTTGTTTAAAAAATGGACTGTTGTTGGCAACAAGTTTGATAGAAAGGAAGGTGAGAAATGAAGAAGTATGAGTATATGGTAACTTCAATAGTTATCAAGAAAGCTGATGAGATGGCCAAGGTTCTATCTGATAAATTTAATCAATACGGCTATGATGGTTGGGAATTAGTACAATATAACCTAATACCACCATCTGCATTGGTAACAGCATCTACGATACCTTGTTGCGGTTCAATCTATATACTTGCGACATTCAAGAAAAGGTTAGAGAAATAGCATATGAAGAAGATTAGTTTTAATCTCAAATATCTTATAACCAAATACGATTGGTGCTTTTATTTCATTCCAAGTTTAATCGTATGGAAGCCTTATAGTGGTGTTTGTGAAATTAATGTAGCCTTTCTGCTTTGGGAGTTTAATATTAAATATCAATTAAAAAGAAATAAGAAATGAAGAAGGAAATATTTGACTTCTCAGAGGCTTTAAAGCGTATGAGAAAAGGAAAGCTCGTAAAGCGTGAAAATGGGCTTTATCCGTTTGGTATTGACGAGGAAGGAATATTCTATCATTATGGGCATCATATATTCAAGGAAGGAAGAATGCTCTCAGAGGATATACTTGCAACAGACTGGGAGGAGGTGTAAAGATGGAGAAGAAAATATTGACCCTCAACGTCAGCAAGCAATGGTTCAACATGATTGTGACTGGCGAAAAGACAGAGGAGTATCGGGAGATTAAACCATATTGGGTTTCCCGATTGGTAAACCAGAAAGCTGGAAGTGGCGAGATTCATTTTGAAGGGTTCTGCGGTTATATTGCCATAATAGGCAAATTGGAATACAAACCATACACTCATGTCCTCTTCATTAACGGCTACCGCAAGGATAGTCCACGTATCGAAAAGGAGATTGAGAGTATCACCATCGGTAAGCCGAAGAAGGGTATGTGCCCTGATAAGTGGCTTGATACAGAGTTTTTTGTCATTAAATTCGTGTAGTGTATGAAAAGAAATATCTATTATAAGTCGGCATGCAATATGGGAGAGTTGGCAGATGAAAGCATCAATATTGTAGTAACATCGCCTCCATATCCGATGGTTGAAATGTGGGACGATATATTTGCAATGCAAAATAAAGCCATTGCGTGCAACCTTGCAGATAATCCATCCGTATCTTTCGATTTAATGCACGGAATACTCAACAATATATGGAGGGAGTGTTACAGGGTTCTTTCAGAAGGAGGTTTCCTTTGTATCAATATAGGAGATGCTACAAGAACTATCAATGGAAACTTCCAGCTGTTCAATAACCATGCGAAAATATCGCTATATTGCAGAGGTCTTGGTTTTACGGAACTTCCATGCGTCATTTGGAGAAAACAAACCAATGCTCCAAATAAGTTCATGGGAAGTGGTATGCTTCCCTGTGGTGCTTATGTCACCCTCGAACACGAATACATACTAATATTCAGAAAGGGCAAAAGGCGAAAGTTCAAGACAGAGGAGGAGAAGAAAATTCGAAGACAAAGCGCATTCTTCTGGGAAGAGAGAAATACGTGGTTCTCTGACACCTGGAATGTGAAGGGTGTAAAACAGAAGATGGCTGACGGAAAATCTCGAACAAGAAGCGCAGCCTTCCCTTACGAAATACCTTACCGTCTTATCAACATGTATTCGTGCAAGGGAGACACGGTGCTCGACCCATTCCTTGGTCTTGGAACGACAATGCAAGCCGCATTAAACTGTGGTAGAAACTTTGTTGGTTATGAGATAGACAAAACATTGGAAGAATACCATGGAAGTCTGTCTGCAGCGCAGATCGCATGTTCCCCAACTATAGCATCGTCTCGTATTTTGCAGCATAACCGATTTGTTGCAGATAGAGAAATTAACGGAAAGGTCTTAAAGTATTTTAATAAGTATCTTGGCTGCAAAGTTATGACAAAGCAAGAGCAAGACATAAAATTATAAATCTTAAAAGTAAGTTCAAAATGATTGAGAGTAAAATCAATTAGTGTATGGAAAGACAAATAACAATTAGCATAGAAGAGTATAATAAGCTCATTGATATGCACACAAGAAGAGAGGAACTTCCCAAAAAGATAGAAGTAAAGA